CGGATGTTTGAATGCCAGTAAGAATTGTAGTATATCTCTGTCCTACATAACTTTCTGATAATTCCAAAGTATAATGTAATACATCAATACCCTTTTCTAATGCAGAACACGCTATTTTAGATAAGAACCAACTTTTACCGATACCGGAAGGTGCCATTACAACACCCAATTCACCAGGCCCTAAACCACCATCCATTAGTTCATCAACAACATCCCATCCAGTTGGACACGAATCTCGTTTAACATCTTCCATAATGGATTCAAAGTTTTCAATGTAATCCAATCCTAAATCAGATTCTACACCCACCTTTGATGCTGCCATCATCGTATCTATAATCTTATCGTAGTTTCCTGCTTTGAGTAAATCTACAGATTTTAGGAGGGCATCTTTTACTTTTTGGTTTTTACAAAAAGTTAAATATTCTTTTTTAACATAAGGTAAATCTTCGGAACCAACTTGTAAATAAACATTTTTAAGTTGGTCAACTACGGTTTGTTTTAAACCTTTATCATCTATAGAACTTACTTTGATTTTGAACACCTCCATTGTAGGAGTTGCTCTAAATTCATTAAAGTAATCTAATAGAGAATTTATAATCCATTGATTTGCCTGTGATTCAAAGAATGTAGGTTTAGTGATTTCGTTTACCTGTTCAAGAAACTTAACATCTGTTATAAGAGAAGCAACAACTTTAGATTGATACGATTGTCCATATTTTACCAATGTATCTACTGCTTCCATTATTTTTTACGTTTCTTTCTTGCTAATTTTTTTTCTTCAATCGATAATTCCAACACCGTTTCCGATACTTCAACTACTTTTTGTACTGGTTTACGAAGTGCTTTCCACTCCGATTTGGGTACGAAAACCCACCCATATTGAAACACTTTTAAATCTGCTTCTTCTTCTTTTACTCTGCGGATTTCTCCATCTTTACTTCTGATACACTTCATCTGTTCCGTGTTTAAATTTAAAATTATTTAACTACCATTAAAATTTCTGATTCTCTTAATAAGATGTATTTGTTACCACCTACTTTGATTTCTTGTCCCTGATGGTATGGTGGGAGAATTACTTCATCACCTACTTCAACACTCATTGGAATTAATGTTCCACTCTGTGTGTAAATACCAGGTCCTACCGATTCTACTTTTGCTCTTTTTACATCTTCACTTCGTACTGAATCAGGTATAATAATACCACCTGCAGTTTGTGAAACTTCTGGTTCTAATTCTGTTAGAAGAACTCTATCTCCTAACGGTTTTACTAATTTGTTTGACATTTTTTTAAAATTTTGCTATGTGAGAAAATGTGGATTGTAACCAGTCCGTAACATTTGGAAACGAATCCAATATACGAGCTTTCAATCCTACTTTTAAAAATTCTTGCTTACTAAACTTTGGTACTGATTCTTCAAATCTATCTATAATTTTCATTCGAAGATTACCACTAAATGTTGGTTCAGAAAGTTGAAACAATTTACGATTTCTTTTTAAGATTTCCAAATTATTTTCAAACAATTCATGCCCCTTTACTTTTTTTGGTTGAGTTTTAATATACTCTAACATAGAATCGGTAGTATGAACTTCCTCATCTGCTAATATTGGAAATGCTTTAAGAATTGTTTTTAATCCTAATCCTGTAATACCCTCTACATTATCAGATTTATCACCATCAATTATTCTGAAATTAATAAAATTGTGTGGGTGAATACCAAACTCCTCAATAACTTCTGGAATATTGTATATTTTCTTTTTAGATGGTGAATACACACTCACATCTTTATTTACCAATTGAATGAAGTCCTTATCGGAACTCATTATCACAACTTTTTCGTTTTCTTTTTTTAATTGAGTAGCAATGTACGCCATTACATCATCCGCTTCAATTCCATCATATATCATAATAGTGACGGGTAGAACTGAAAGTAGTTCACCTAATGCCGTCATTTGACGTTTCATTGATGCACTTTCTTCTTCAGGTGTCATTTGAATAGATGCGGCACGATTCAATCTCATTTTGATTTTATTCTTGCCTCTTTCCGATTTGTATCCGGAATATATTTCTTTCCTACTATTCGAACCACCTTTACCATCAAATACGATTACAACTCTGGTAGGATTGATTGTTCGGATGGCATAGCCGATACTTTTTAAAGTACCGACTATTCCTCCAATATGGTCACCATTCTCATTAAGATTAGGTGCAGTTGACCAGGAACGAATGAAGGTATTAAGACCATCAATAACTAATGTTTTAGAGTTACGATGTAAATCTCCAAAATCATTATGTTCCCTATCTATTTGTTTTAGTATATCTAAATACTTTTTGTTAATCTGACTCATTTCCTTCGTCCGTTGTTATTTCAACTTCATCCGATGATGCTGCTTTGTATAATAAAATTGTTGCTTCACAAATCCTACGATAGATTTGGTCTTTAAGTTCTTCGTTTTCTAATAATTTAGCGAAGTCCTTTGATTGAAATTTCATAATTTCACCTGTATCAATATCAGTGTATTCATACCATGCTCCACCTTGCTTTAGAAGTTTAGCATCTTTCATAACTGCTAACCAACCTCCGAAATTATCAATACCTCTATCAAAGAAGATATCGAAATCCGCGTGTCTCAAAGGAGGTCCCATTCGGTTTTTGATAACCTGTGTTCTAACTTTGATACCTACGATTCTATCACCTTGTTTCAATTGCCCCATATTCTTCAATCTCAATCTAACAGATGCGTGGAATGCAAGTGCTTTACCACCCGATGTTGTCCACGGGTCTCCAAACATTGCGTTCATCTTCTGTCTTAATTGATTTGTGAATACTAATGCAATAGATTGTCTACCAATCATATTGGTAATCTTTCTCATTGCTTTGGAGATAATAATTGCCTTATCAGTTGCATAACCATCTTTACCGTAATCAGCTTCTAACTCTTTATGTGTTGATGCTGCTGCTACTGAATCCACAACTATTGTTACCAATCTATCCTTATCACCTTTACGAACTTGCTCAATAATTGTTTCACATGCTTCAAAAATACCTTCAACGGTATCAACTGAAACATATAGGAGTTTTGAGATATCTACTCCAATTGCTTCTAAAAATTCTCTACTAACTGCGGTTTCGGTATCAATCAGAACTGCAACACCACCTTTGCGTTGTGTTTCAGCTAATAAATGGGCAGAGAGCAGAGATTTTCCACTCTGCTCTAAACCCGTTATTTCTGTAATTCTACCAACTGGCAATCCACCATAAGGTCTGTTTGAGATTGCAACATCTAACATAGCGTTTCCGGTAGATACCCAATCCTTTACATTGGTAGGAGCATCACCACCCTCATCTGTTAGAAAGTAAGCAATCTTACCATCCTTATTTTGTTTGTTTAGAGAATCGGCAAGTAAACTTGCTAAATCTTCTTCTCTTTTTGCCATTTATAACTTTTTTTAGTTGTTAAATAAATCATCGAATGCCGATGCTACATCTTCTTTAAGAGGAGATGCTTTTTGTGTAGATGCCTTTGGTTCTTCATCATCCCAAGGTAACCCACCACTTTCTTGAGTACCACCCATATCAGTAGATACATTTGATTGTTTAGGTTGTGATTTTGCCGATGCCAATTCCTCATTAATTGGGTTTCCACTACCATTAGATGGCGCAGATGGGTTTAACCAATTTTCCAATACACCCTTCAATTCATCGTAAGATAATTCAGAATATAGTTCTGTAATCTCTTTTTGTGCGTTCAATAATTCAGTTACTGCCTGTGGGTCATCCAAAATTTTAGATACGGCAGGTTTAACTCTGATTGTAGTTGTTGGGTATGCTGCATTTGATTCTTCCGCAGATACTACTTCTAATACAATATCACGTCCTGTGTGTGGGTCTGTAATATCACCATAATCAGGGTCTGCTATATATCCTAAAATATCTTGATATACAGTTTTTCCAAATCCCCAAAACTTAACTCCTTCACTTTCCTTACCTCTTACGATAACTGGTGCGAATGTTCTTAATTTTGGCTCCATTTTCTTACCTGCTTTCCAATCATCAGTATCTCCCGTACGCTTTAGCTTTTCAGCAAACTCTACGATAGGGTCAGGTCTTCCAAATGAAATTGGAGATAGATAAGTTTTGTTGTTAATATTGTAGTGAAAATACAATTCAATGAAAGGATTATCCTTATTGAATTTGTAAGGTACTAAACGGATTTGAGATTTTCCGTTTGCTGGCTTCCAAATGGAATCAGACTTCTTTGTGTTGTTTTGAAGAGAGCTAAATCTCTTGAGTGCTAATGAAATGTCCATTGCTTTTTAAGTTTTAAGTGTTAATAAATTGTTTTAAGTTTGAAGGTTTTATCGCGATTCCCTTATATCTAAATATAACCTTTTTACTTTTCTTGTAACAAATATACAATAAATTTGTTACATTTCCAAGTTTTATTTTGCCCACTTCCCTCTACTCACTAATTGAGAAATTACGGAGTAAACTGCTAGGTCTTGGTAGGTATCTTCAATAGTTTCAGACACTTCATCAGGGTGTCCCAATACTACCAATTGCTTTAATCTGTTAATTTTATCGTTTTTTCTGAACCATAGACCATTCAATGATAATTTAACATCTTCTTTAGTTTGAAGTGATGTACCTACTGAAATATTACCAGGTCCATAGTTTCTTTGTTTTTTACAAAAAGTAGTATACATTTCATCCAGAATATTTTTAAATTCAAAAGTCATTTCTGGATAAGTTTCTTCACAATATTCGACTGCGGATTGTTCTTTTTTGGTGTCTAACATAACTTATTTTTTTAAAAGTTTTTTATTTATTTTATTTTTTAATTTGATTCCTAGAGCACACATTTCATACTCCTCATATTCTACAAGGGTTTCGATGTTTTCATCTAATAAATTTATGAATTCTTTACTATCAATTGAAAGTGTAATAACAATCGAATATTTGATTATTACATGCGCAAAGTCAACGCGAGATTTATTGTTTCGAATTCCAAATGAAATTGAATCAATAATTGCTTTAGACATTTCCATTCTATGAGTTTGGAAAACATCTACAGGGTCTTGAACGTAAATTTGAATAGGTTTGAATCTATTTCTTTTCATACTACTAATATATGAAAAAAAAATCAGAATTCCAACTCCTCCGTATTAAAACTTTTAAAAACTTTTGTAGGAATTTTTTTATATCCAATTGAAGATGTTGTAATAATACAATTTTTAAATTCATCCCAATCAATCATATACGAACTATCTAATATCCCACCCGTCTTTGATTTAACTACTTCATTGAGTGCGTTGATGGTGTATATTGTATTTGACTGTTTTTTTCTATGAACTAAAATTGTTTTCCAATCAGATGGTATTGCAGAAGAACCTTTT